TGATGACAAGATTTTTCTTTTCTTCGAACAATTGATTTGCAGTTCCATTTAGAACCTGATCAATCTGTACTTCCATCAAGTCATATTTGGCAAAAGTATTCTTGAGAACAAAATCCTTTCCACTTCCTGGACCACCAATAAGAAAGAATGCTGTTGGACATACTTCTTCTTTTAGTTCTTTAAAGATATCTTCGGCATGTGGGTGTAATGCTTTTGGAAGAAACTTCTTGAGTTCACGAGGATTCTTTGCATTGCGTGCTGCTGTTCCAGAAATGCCAGCAAGTCCTTTTGCCCCTTGCTTTCTTTCGCCGCCAACTTGCTTGAATTCGATATCATCGAATTTATAGAATCCGTGTTTACCTTCTTTATTGTTATAATCACGGATGCGATCTGCAATTGAAGAACGATCAGATCCACCGTAAATAACTAACTTTCCTCTTTTACCAGAGGAATAAACTTGAGATGCAGCATGTAATGGAGTGACTGTTGTGTCTACGTTTACATCTGATCCAACTGCAGTTTTAATGTACTCGACTTTCTTTTCTGCTGAGATTGGACGGCGAGCAGATTGCGTTGTAAAGACATTAACGCTGGTATGTTCACCAGACTTCATCTGATTTACATTTTCGTCATGTCCTTTAGTGAATGGTGAGAATCCACCAACCAACATTGCATGAGATTTTACTTCTTTCTCACTCATAATATTATTTGTCCTCTTTTTCTAGAGATTCATTCATAATGATTTGTTCATAAATGTTTTTTCTGAAATCTTTAAATCGCACACCTTCAGCCATAGCAGGAAGGTTTTTATTTAATTTATTTCTCATCAGAGCCAATTTTCTTTTTAGTTTGTCTCTGGAAGAATGAAGAGCAAATTTTCCTCTATACTGTCCCAATGTTCCAATGTCGTCTGTTTTAGATTCTACAGGTGAACCACCGCCTAATACACTACCAACGACACCAGTTGCAGCAGCTGCTACGATAGGTGCTGGAGCAGAAACTGTTGATGATGCACCCTTGCCGATACCACGCAATGCATGCCACGTATTTCCTAATGCCTCTGGTCCACGTGCAGCAGCTCTTGTATAGAGATGCTTTGCGAGTTTTTCTTGTTCGTCTGAATTGAAAACAACATCTCTATAACTATCACCATAGAGACTTTTTGCAGTATCAATCAATGTGCTTTTTTCAAACTGATAACGACCAACGCCTGTGCTACCTGGATCACCTTTGAATCCCTGACGACGCAATTCTTCTTGACGGCTTGGAATGTTTAGTCCGTAAGCACGAGACTTATTTCTCATTTCGGATTCTTGCCAGTCGTTCAACTCACCAATCGTCATTTGAGAGATTGGTTTAGGTGCAACAATACCTGCTAGATTTCTTTTTGATCCATCTTTGTTAAGTCTGTCATATGCAATGGTATCATAGTCGTAACTTTCTTTGCCAGCGACTTTGTCCTTGACATCTTCCCATTTTGGTGGTGTATATGCTGTCATAGTTTTCTCTTATCTCTTATTGTTGAACTTCAACTTCTTGCTCTGGTTGAGCAGCTTGTTGTTTCTGGAATCTTCCGCGATTGAAATTAAGTCTGCTGAAATTTGGACGGTCAATAAACTTAACTGGAACGTCATTTCCTGTTTCTGGATTTGACATTACAACAACATGACCTTCCTGTGAATTTACATTCTCTCCAGTGTCAGGATCGCTAATAGATCCTTGCATTAGGTTAGAGTTATTAACAGCATTTGCATCAAGTGATGGGAGCAATGCATTCTTTGCATCTGTAAGAGCTTGATGAATTCTTAAAGTTTGTCTCCACTTTACAGAGTTCATGTTAAGATCATTTAAAATCTCATCGCGCTTTTGAGTGATGGTTGGTGCTTTCTTTGCGTTCTTTGGATTTTCAATTTGTCTATTGAATTTTTGAGTAATATGGTCAACAAGACCTTCGTATGTAGAAGGAGCACCTGTCTTAACTGTGTCATTCACATAAGTTGATAGATGTTCAGCATGAGGAATAGCATGATTGAAATCATGTTTCTCAGACATAATCTTAACTTGCTTCACTGCTCGGTCATAAGCAGCCTGAGCATCTGATCCATAGTTTTCTGGATTTGGTGCTGTTGAACGTGGATCAATGACATGTACGTCTGAGTGTTTTCCAAATGATCTCAAAGGAACATTAAATTGTCTCTTTGGGAATGAAAGCATCATCTGTCCAGTCTTAGAATGCGGCTTCCATGATGCGCTTGGGTATGCAGTATGAACCACGATTCCGAATTTAGATTGAGCAATCTTTTGCCCAAGTTTAGAATCAGCTGGAGCAGAATAATTAATAAGTTGTGGATTTAGAGAATAGCGATATCCATTCTCATCGTCACCCTCCTGCTTGACCATATCAGGAGTGTGCATGAAATCTCCCTGATAGATTCCCTTCATTGGAGTAACCTTTGGGAGATGCTCTAGAGCAGCGAGCATTTTAGATGCAAGTTCTGGGCGGTCGCCAAAGTGTGTCTGCACATCCTCTGGAGAAGTGATTAACTTCTGAGTTGTTTTATTAAATGCAGATTTTGTGGCAACGAAGAATTGACCAGGAGCATATCCGCTATTCTTAGCATTCTTGTTTGGTAGGCGACCGAAAACCATCGCTGGAGCACCGTCGTGTTTGACAGAAACTTTAGCAGCTGATGGTTCTCCTTTTAGATACTTGTGAATGTTATCTAAGAAATTTAGAGATAGATCTACACCTTCTTTTCCGTGTTTAATCGGAAGATCTTCAACGTGTTCAAGGTGTCCGCCATTAATGTCTTCGGTTTCGAATTTTGCGGCTTCAGTGAGATATTGGCTAAATCGTAGCATATTAATCCACTCTATGGGAGTTTATATGCTTCTATTTAGTTATTTTTACCAGTTAGTATTCCGTAAATAATGTCGTCGACGGTTTCTTGAATCGTGTATTGCGGTCTGTACCCCAGGGATTCAAGTTTGGTATTATCCATGAAGAAAGAACGAGAGGATTGGACTTTCTTGTGAAACTCTTTCTGTTCTATAGTGCGGAGTTCAGAAGCCGAATCCATTGAATCTCGAGCGTATCGAATAATGTCTCGGAAGATTATTGGTCTCCCATTTCCGATGTTGTAGATTGAGTTAATTTCTCCTCGTTGAACAACGAGATCGATTGCTCGAGCGCAATCGCGAACATCAATATAATCACGATAAAAATACCCACTATCATAGAGATCCACTGGTCGATTGGACGCGATCTCCGCCAGTAAGTATTGGAGAGCGTTCTTTTTCGCAGATACCTTTTTATCTTGTTTACCCAATACATTTGCGAGCCTTAAAATTCGATATTGAAGTCCAAACGTCTCGCAGTAGGACATCAATAACTGCTCGGCGCATCTCTTCGTGATGGAATAAAAACCTTTTGGCTCACATGGATCGGTTTCGGGAATTCCTCGCGGTCCATTGCCAATTTGTGATGGATGACCACCACTAAATCCAGAGTCTTGTCCATAGACAAACCAGGAACTCATGAAGTTGAACACTCCTTGTTCACCAGTTCGTTTTATATAGTCTCGATAGTTATCGAGGACTTTCATCAAGACAACGAGATTAGTATTAATATCCAAGAGAGAATCGACGTGTACATTATAGTTGTCAACGGTACTAATAAAGTAAACGCAATTTGCACTCCGTACTTCGTAATTATCCCTGTAATTTTTGATCCAGCCTTTGGCAACGTTACAGTATTCACTTCCGACAAAACCATATCCCCCAAAAACGTTTACGATTGCCATTTTGCAAACACGCTTTCGTAATAGGCAAATACATCTTCGCCATAGTGTGGAGGGCAACCAACAAAGAACACGTTACTCAATGCCTTGTTCGCATTTGGATACTTCGAAGCATCGTCAAGATGTTTGTAACCAGGATGCAACAGAATATTTCCAGCAAAGTAGTTGCGAGTCTGAATACGATTTGCTTCGCAGAAGGCTTGGAGTTTTTCCTTGAGTTCAGGTGTATCAGTGATCAACGGCACACCGAACCAAGAAGGATCTGCCTTATCCAGAGCAGAGGCAACGCGAACACCAGGAACGGAACGATAGAAGATGCTCTTGATGCGCTCGAAATTCAAACGACGCTTCACATCAATCTCATCTATTTTCTTCAACTGCTCAATACCAATCGCACCTTGAAGATCAAGTGGCTTGAGATTGAATCCCATGTTTGAGAAGAGATACTTGTGATCAATTATTCCATTATATCCTTCAAGCCATTTATCAAAGCGATTACCACATGTTCCACAAGCCAATAGATTAGCAGCACCGACGCAACGGCAATCACGACCCCACCAGCTAATGCTGCGAGCAGTGTTGATGAGTTGTTCGTCGTCTGAGCAAACCATCCCGCCTTCGCCTGTCGAAATGTGGTGAGCAGGATAGAAAGATGTTGTCCACGCATAGTAATAGTCCGTAAGAAGTTTACCATCCCAACGAGTGCCAAGTGAATCGCAGTTATCACCAATTAAAAGAAGATCATGTTTATCACAGATTTCTTTAATGCGATCCATATCAGGAGGATTGCCGAGCACTGGTGAAACGAAAATAGCGGCTGTACGTTCTGTAATCTTTTCTTCAAGTTTATCAAGATCGAAATTAAGAGTGTCCATTTCAATGTCTACAAACACTGGTTTTAGATTATTCTGAACGAGTGGTGCAATAGTCGTCGGGAATCCGACAGGTGATACAAGAACCTCAACGCCATCTTCCAAGTTCAGATGCTTCTTGAGTGCTGCAACCATTGTCAAATTGGCAGAGGAACCAGAGTTGACCATGTGAGCATGCTTCACATTGAATTTGCGACAGAATGCCCATTGGAACTTCGCAACATTCTCGCCAGAGACGAGCCACTTACCTGTTAGAAATGCAGTGACACCAGCAATGACTTCTTTCTCATCCCAATATGGACCAGAATAGAATACGGTATCTTTCTCAGGATTGAACTCTTTGCAATTGTATGCATACTTTGGTGTACCAACAGCGGCAACCAAATCTTCAATCATTTGCTTCACATCACTCATACTTTCATCCTCAAGATTTGTCCAAGATATTTACCATAATCTGATTTACTATACTTCTCAGCGGCACTACGAACATCATGCTCTGTAATCCATGCATTCTTGTATGCGATTTCTTCAGGGCATGCAATCATCATACCTGTTCTCTTTTGCACTGAACCAACAAATACAGATGCTTCTGAGAGAGACTCAAATGTACCTGTGTCAATCCAAGCAATACCACGATTCAAATACTCAATCTTGCAATCATTGTTTTGCATATAAAGATTGTTGATGTCAGTAATCTCCAATTCTCCTCTTGCAGAAGGTGAGATCCTCCAGGCATATTCTACTACATTATTGTCATAAAAGTAAAGCCCAGTGACAGCATAATTACTTGGAGCAAATTTAGGCTTTTCGACAATTCGAATTGGGTTTCCATCATTATCTAATTCTACCACTCCAAACCGTTCAGGGTCCGCGACATGGTAGGCGAAAACTGTGCAACCAACATGATTGTTTTTTGCGGCATTGAAACGATTGATCAATTCATTACCATAGAAAATATTGTCACCGAGAATCAGAGTGACTTCATCATCATCAATCCATTTTGCTGCAATGCGGAAACATTCAGCAATTCCTCTTGGTTGCAACTGAGTTTCATAAACAATATTCAATCCCCACTGAGATCCATCACCAATAAGTTTCTCAAATGGTGCGCGATCAGCTGGCGATGTAATAATCATAATATCACGAATGCCAGCAAGCATCAATGTAGAAATTGGATAATAGACCAATGGCTTGTCATAAACAGGCAATAACTGTTTTGAAATAACCTTTGTGCATGGATAGAGGCGTGTACCTAATCCACCTGATAAAATAATCCCTTTACGCATTATACCACTCCAAAGTTTTCTCCAGTCCTTGGACGATCTTGGTCTTTGCGGACCAACCAAGTTCCTTGAAGATTTTATCCGAATTCATAGAATATCTAAAATCATGACCCTTACGATCATTTACAAAATTAATCCAGTTTTGATACATGTGAACTGGTTTACCCATTAAGTCAAGAATCAATGTTACCATTTCTAAGTTAGTGATCTCATGACCACCGCCAATGTTGTAACGTTCACCAGATTTAAAATTCTGACCAATTGCGAGTAATGCCTCACAATGATCTTCAACAAACAACCAATCACGAATGTTTGTTCCAGTGCCGTAGACTGGAATTGGTGTATTGTTTTTAATATTGCGAATGATCGTTGGAATAAATTTCTCAGTATGCTGGCGAGGACCATAGTTGTTTGAGCAATTGGTAACAACTGCATCAATCTTATGTGTGTTTACATAAGCACGAACGAGATGATCGCTGGCTGCTTTGGTTGCAGAGTATGGATTGCGTGGATCGTACGGAGTTGTTTCAGTGAACGAAGGATCTTCTGAATTTAAACTTCCATAGACTTCATCAGTTGAAACGTGAACAAGTTTACCACCATACTTGCGAATACACTTTAGAATGTTATGAGTGCCATTAACATTAGTGCTGAGGAAATCATCGTCCCCAGTAATAGAATTGTCAACATGAGACTCAGCAGCAAAATGAAACGTAATGTCTGGTTCATAGTCATGATACATGTGGTCTAAGAATTCAAGATTCCGAATGTCGACTTTTTTGATATTAAGTCGCCAGTCGTCATAGAAACCATTTAGATTGCTGCCATTTGCAGCGTATGAGAAGTTGTCGAGAATGACAACCTCATCAGAAGGATATTTTTGTAGGTGAGAGATTACAAAATTAGAACCAATAAATCCCAAACCACCAGTCACAAATGTAGTCATAAAACCTCAATTACAATTCAACTTCCTCATAAATTGCAGGATTTGATTTACCATAATTTCTCATGATGACACCAGCCTTGCTGTTTGCTTCGTTTTCAAACTCGCTGCCTGTCTCACCTGCATAACTATGTAGTACACCATCTTCGTTCTGTTTGTGGTGGACTAGTTCATGTCCCAATGTGCGTAGAACGTCAGCAAGATGACGTCCTGCGATGTTTAGATGAATAACTCTTTCACTTGGAGAGTAACCACCGAAACTCGTATTCTCTCTCGCTGTATCGCGATTGTCAATAATTACGAGTTTTGGGAGTTCCGCAATACCTAAATTGTCTTTGCAGTAACCCATGAAGTCTTGAATGCTGCTATGGGTTTCTTGTTCCTTCAGGTATTCTCTGAATTTTTTCATTTAGTTTATAAACCTTTTTCAAGA